CTGTAGTTGTTAAAAACTATGTTAAAAACAAAACATTTGATTTTGACCGACTTTATGTTGAGGTTAAAAAAATTGTTAGAGCACTTAACAAAGTTGTTGACATTAACTCATACTCGACCGAAAAAGGTAAAAAAGGTGGCTTAGACCAAAGAGCAATTGCTATTGGTGTGCAAGGACTTGCCGATGTATTCTTTTTAATGGATTATGTATTTACATCTGAAGAGGCTAAAACCCTTAATAAAAAAATATTCGAAACAATTTACTTTGCTGCTATCACTGAAAGTAATGAGTTGTGTAAAATTGGTGAATACAAACCTTACAAACATTTTAAAGGTTCTCCAATGTCAAAAGGTATATTCCAATTTGATATGTGGGGTATTGATCAAAGTGAATTGATGTGGGATTGGGACTCTTTAAAAGAAAATGTTAAAACTTACGGTGTTTGTAACTCATTATTCACGGCACAAATGCCAGTGGCATCTTCGGCTAAAATTACTGGTTCATATGAGATGACCGAAGTTATACCATCTAATTTATTCAACAGAAGAGTTGTTGGTGGTGAGTTTTTAATCGCTAATAAATATTTAATTGAAGATTTTGAAGATTTGGGTATTTGGTCAGAAACATTTAAAAACGAAATAATTATGAACGAAGGGTCTATCCAAAATATTAATTTTAATAAATTTTTGGATACAACTGACAAACATTATGAGAAAAAAATTAAAAGAATTGAACATTTAATTCAAAAATATAGAATAATTTGGGAAGTTTCACAGAAAGAATTGATTGATATGGCGGCTGACAGAGCACCTTTCATTGACCAATCTCAGTCTATGAACGTTTATTTCCAGAATCCAACTGTACAGAAATTGTCATCTAGTCACTTCTGGGCTTGGAAACGTGGTCTTAAATCACTTTGTTACTATGTTAGAACAAAAGCTATCTCAACAGGCGCAAAACACTTGGCAATTAGCATTACCAGTGCTGAAACACCAACCGCTGTAATCACACCTAAACCAGAACCAATGCAAGTTCAGGAATCGGTTAAACCAGAAAACAGTCAATTTGATTGTTTTGGGTGTAGCGCTTAATTAACCTTACTTATCAAACTGGCAAGATAAATCCCACCTAACTAGTGGGATTTTTTTATTTACAAAAAATAAATTATTACGATATTTATTTATAAAAGAATATGGCAATTAAAAAACAAACATTTGGTATTGATTTCCCGTTTACTGAATCAAGTAGTGGAGATTATGTTGGTTTGACCAGTATACCAGAAGCTGAAGTAAAATCTATGCTAATACATCTTCTTTTAACTAAAAGGGGTTCCAGATATTATTTACCAGATTTTGGTACAAATTTATATCAGTATATATTCGAACCATTAGATGAAACAACCCTTGGTAAAATTGAAAATGAAATACAGGATGCTGTTGAAAAATACATACCAAACCTAAAATTAAACGCCATCAATATTACAAAAGTTGGGGATGAGGCTGAGTTTTTAAATAATACAGAAAAAGAACACCAAATTAGAATAAATTTAGATTACACAATAAGCTCCAAGACATTCTCAACGAGCGATAAATTATCAATAACAGTATAAAATGGCAAATAGACAAATAAATTATAGTAAAAGAGATTTTGCTTCCTTAAAAACGGAGCAAATAAACTATATTAAACAGTATTACCCTGAAGTTGTACAAAGTTTTAATGACGCATCGATATTATCGGTGTTCTTAGATTTAAATGCCGCTATTGCGGATAACTTAAACTATCAGATCGATAGAGCCTTACAGGAGACTGTTTTAGACTATGCACAGGAAAAACAATCATTGTATAACATAGCTAAGACTTATGGCCTTAAATTGCCCACAAAATCGTCTGCTGTGGCTGTTGTTGAGTTTACAGCTCAGGTACCTGTTTTTGGTGATCAAGAAGATATTAGATACCTACCTATTATTAAATCTGGTACGCAAGTATCAAATGGTGAAAATACATATGAGTTATTGTATGATGTTGATTTTACCTCAGCAACAAATAGTTCAGGTAATGTTGATAGAACAAAAAGACCTATTTTTATTAATAACAAAATTGCAAGTTATTCAATAACAAAAACTGGTATTATCATAGCTGGTACAACAAAGGTATTTAATCAAACTTTTGTTAATTCAATACCTTTTTATAAAATAATTTTACCAGAAAATAATGTTTTATCGGTTGAATCAGTGATTCATAAAGCTGGTACAACATTTACAGCAACGCCAACTGACAGCGAGTTTATTAACAGCCCAAATAGATGGTATGAGGTACCTTCATTAGCTGAAGACAGTGTTTTTGTTGAAGACACAAACTCCCCTAGAGTAAATGGTATTGCTAAAGGTATTTATCAAAAAATAGATAAAAGATATATAACCGAATTTACACCAAAAGGGTTTTGTTCAGTAACATTTGGTGCACAAACAGATTCATCTTTTGATATTTTAGATGATTTCTTAGACGGTGGTACATTTAACCTTAAAAGTTTTTTGAGAAACGGTAGTTTAGGTATGGCACCGATAGCAAATACAACATTGTTTGTTAAATATAGAATTGGTGGTGGTGTTGGTACAAACGCTGGCCCTGGTACTATAACAACAATCAATAGATTGGTTGCAAATATAAATGGCCCAGATTCAGCGATTAATTCAACAGTACAATCTTCGGTAGTGGTAACAAATACAACCCCAGCTGTCGGTGGATCAGATGAACCGACTATTGAGGAGTTAAGAAACTATATCGGATATAACTTTGCAGCTCAAAATAGGGCTGTAACATTAAACGATTATAAAGTTTTATTACTAAGTATGCCAAGTAAGTTTGGTGCACCAGCAAAAACAAGTATAACACAAAAACAAAACAAAATTGAAATAGGTGTTTTATCATATGACGCAAATGGTGATATATCAAACACTGTTACATCTTTATTGATGGAAAATATCGCGGCATACTTATCAAAATTTAGAATGATAAATGATTATGTTGTTGTTAAACCAGCTGAAATAGTTGATTTAGGGTTCGAAATTGGTGTATTGGTTGAAAACGGCCAACAAATATCCGCAGTATCAAACATAACAACAATTGTTAGTAATGAATTTTTGGATGCTAAAAAACAATTGGGTAAGAGTTATAGTGTTGGTGAGATGATTAAAAAAATGACACAGGTTGATGGTGTTTTAAATATAAATTATGTTAAAGCATTTAATAAAACAGGTGTTGGTTACTCAACCAATACCACTAGTCAATCTTTAATTGATTCCGTAACTGGTGAGATGGATATAACAAACAATTATATTATTGTTGATGAGTATCAAATGTTAAATATTAGAAACAGTGATGTTGATATAAAAGTGATACCAGTTATCGCAACGGGAATTAATTAATTATGGAAAAAAACATTAGAATAGTTTTAAATGATAGCCAAACAAATGAAAGGATACAGGTAAACTTAGAAGACGATTTCGATAATCTAGAAATTTTAAGTTTAAAGATATCCAGCACAGATGTTTATAGAAAATCATCATCTGATTTTGGGGTTATTGTTGGTAGGGTTCAGACGACAAATGGTTATGGTTTGCAAAATGCTAGGGTATCGATATTTGTACCTATAACAGCTGATGACAAACTTAGACCTGAAATAACTGAATTATACCCATTTGAAACTGTTAATGATCAATTTCCTAATGGAGTCAGATATAATTTATTGCCTAGAAATAGGAATCAAAACCCAAGTCATAGAGCTGTGGGTAATTTACCAAACGCAAATGATTTTGTTCACTATCCACAATATGTTGAGATAATGGAGAAGTATTATAAGTATACCGCAATAACAAATGATTCTGGTGATTATATGATATTTGGTATACCCGTTGGTTCACATAATATTATGATGGATTTTGATCTTTTTGACACAAAAAGTTTTGAGCTATCCGCTAATGATTTGGTCGAAACAACAACTCAATATACGAGTATACAAGCTATAGCAACATCAACAGGCACAGCAAATACCGCAGATATAAATCAAATACCAAATTATGTTTATCAAAAAAATGGTACCTTTAATGTTGAGGTAAAAACAAACATTAATCAAATGCCTAATATCTTTAACGAGGTAAAACAAATTAATGTATCACCTTTTTGGGGTGATGATGTTGAGCATGATGTTGGTATCACAAGATGTGACTTCAAGGTTAATTACAAATATACACCGACTGCAATATTTTTTGGCTGGATTGGAAGCCCAAGCGCTGGTTATTATATAAACGAAAACCATAATTTTTCACTTTATGGTGGCGAAGAACAAATAGAAGTTTTTGGATTTGATAAATTATTAAATCGTGACACATGTGAGATTTGGCCTCTTGATAACATGGTGGTTGTTGTTTATAGATTAGATGATAAACTAACACCAGGTAGTAGGGTTAGAGTTGGTGCTTTTAAAGCTGAAAAGGGTACAGGTATATTTAGGGTATCATTACCAATGTACATGGATTATTACAAACTAACTCAATTTGGTGATCTAGTACCAACCGATGATACCGAAAATAGCATACCAACAAAAG